TTCTACGCACTATCTTTGCTTCCTCAGGATCTCTAGGAGTGAGTGTAAAATTAAAACTAAAACTTCTTAGATTAGGACCACTGAATAGTAATTCTAAATTAGGATTAATTACTTGACCTGTAGAACGAGCTATTAAATTATTAGCACCAACTGCTTGACCAGCAAAGAAAGCTTTTATAGCAGCTGTGGCTTCAGGACCTTGTGCTAATTTTCCCATGTCACCTAGTTTCTCCATTGCATCTGTAGCTGCTTTTCCAAATTTACCAGACGCTATATCTGTCATAGCATCACTTGCTGCATTAGCACCCATTCTTTGAAGTTCATTTAGTGTCTGACCACCCCAGTTGACTGATGTTGCCTCTGAGAGTTGTGGTTGCATGGGTAATTGAATAGTTTCATAGGATCTAATAAATCTTTTATTAGGACCTGTAAAACCTGTTTTTTTCTTATCACCAGCTTCAAGACCACTTGCAACATAATCAAATGCTTTAATCTGAATATAATCATATCCAAATTGTTCTAAACTTTGACGAGGATATCTAAGTATCTCCTGAGTTCCACCTACAGCAAAGGTTTCTTTAGTGGCATTTGGTACAGTTTGTGTTGTAATTGGTGATACCTCACCTTGTATATCTGAATTTAATTCATTGGGATTTACTTCAGAAGCATTTTTTCCTAGAGATTTAAATCCAATAGTGTTTATTAATCTGGTATGATTTGCTTTTGATTGAGCATCATTGTTTTGTATTGCTTGTTTTGATAAACTTATGGTTGCTGCTTTTGTATTTTTCAAAACAGTGTCAAACTGTGCAGCATTTTGTCCAGTAAATATAGCATCAAAATCAGTTTTAGATCCTATACTTATTATATTACCATCTGGATTATAAGAATATAACTCTGTACCTAAACCCTCCAACAAACCATTATCCTCATGGACAGTGTGCTTGCCATTTGCTTTATTTGCTATAACTATTAAATTTCTATTTGTCTGAACAGTTCCAATTAATTTTTTGACATTAAAATCACCCCTATATTCATTGGGGTCATCTTGAACTGACCATCCTGTGGTATCTTGAGATGTAGTTGCAACAAGAAGTGCCATAAAAACACAATTTTTATATATTTATCTTAAAACTTTGATATGGAATAGAACGTAAGTCATTTACCTCTAATGGATAAGCAACATGTAGGAATCCCACTACCTCATTCCATGTATAATTTCTAAATTCACCACCCCAGTGGTAGTTCAAACCTCTAAATCCCCATGAAAAGATGCCAACACATGCAATCAATGGAAATTGATCATATCTGATTCTAGGTGTCTTTGGTGAATATATGAAAGTATAATACTTTCCTACATCTGGGACAATCTCAGTATCAGTTAGAGTTTCAGTGATAGCAAGCATCATATCATCTGGATCACCCATAGCGATGATATCACTTACGACGTGTTCTAGTCTGTTTTCTGTGCTTTCTTGATACTCCTCTTCCATAGAGTTGATCTTCTGTTATGATTTTGAACTCTAAACTATTGTCCTTACAAAATTCTCTAGCATACTTCCACTTTGCTTGATTAACAGCATAAGTTTTTACCTCAGTAATATATGCCTTAGTAACTCTAGATTTTTTCTTTGGTTCAACAGTTTGTTTTTTAGGTTTGATCTCAATGACATATTTTTTCAACTTACCATCTGATTCTTTAACCTTAATCAAAAAATCTGGATAATATCTATGTCTTTTATTATCTATAGGAGAAATGTAAGGAATTGAAAATTCCTCAGATGCCCAAGTAACTATATTATCATTTGTATCACAGTAATTGCAGAATGTTCTTTCCCAATTACTTCTACAAATAATCTTGGAGGAGTCTCCAATATATTTCTCAGGGTTTCTAGGTTTAAAGATACTTTTGTAAGTACTTCCCATTTCACCTACATAGTAATAGTAATATAAAATTATTTATAGATGGGAAATATAAGACCCAGACCTTATAAAACCTCAGATTTAAAGAGTAGGATAACTCATCTTGCTCAAACCTCAGTATATCAGGTTAAAATTCAACTGCCTTCTGGTTTATCAAGTTTTCTGAGAGGAAGTGGTAGAGGTTTGGATTACAATCGTAGTGGAGAGGATATAGAATTACTTTGTGAGTCTGCTGTTTTACCTGGTTCATCTTTTGCTACTCATGATGTCACCAATGATTATGCTGGTGTAAGTGAGAAGATGAACTACCGTAGAATGTATGATGGAACTTTAGATTTGACATTTATGGTTGATCGTAACTATAATGTAATTGAAATGTTAGATGGTTGGCTTGATTTTATGTCAGGAGTTGGATTGACAGGAAGTAGAACATCATATAAAAGTAACTTTGTTAATTACAGAATGACATATCCTACTGAATATAGGACTGAAATATATCTTGCTAAATTTGAAAAAGATGTTGGAGGTCCTGTTACACCAGGTGAAAGTCCAAAACAATTATTATACACTTTTGTTGGAGCTTATCCATCAAGTGTGACATCAACACCAGTTTCATATGGTGCTAGTGATATATTAAGAGTAAATGCATCATTCTCATACATTCGTTATGTAAGAGAAAGAAGAAATGTAAATTCAAATCCTTTTGATTCTCAAAGACCAGAGTTTTCAAACTTAGATGCAGGAAGAATTTTCATTACCTAATAAAGTCACATATATATAATACTGATAATTTTGAGTTGAAATGCCATTACCTACCATTGCAACTCCAACATATGAGTTGGAGTTACCTTCATCAAAACAATTAATTAACTATAGACCTTTCCTTGTAAAAGAAGAAAAACTTTTAGTTCTTGCATTAGAGAGTGAAGATACAAAACAAATAACAACTGCAATCAAAGCAGTAATTAAGAGTTGTATCCTTACTAAAGGAATCAAAGTAGAGGAGTTACCTACTTTTGATATTGAATATCTATTTCTTAACATCAGAGGTAAATCTGTTGGAGAAGATGTAGAAGTGAATTTAATTGCTCCTGATGATGATACAACCTCTGTTCCTGTTACTATTGCGATTGATGATATCAAAGTAGTGGAGACTGAAGATCATACTAATAAAATTAAAGTAGATGATGATTTGATGATGGAGATGAAGTATCCATCACTGGATCAGTTTATTAAAAGCAACTTTGATTTTAATGAAGACAATAATATGGAAAGATCATTTGATCTTATAGCAAATTGTATTGATAAGATTTATAATGAGGAGGAAGTTTGGTCTACTGCTGACTGCACAAAGAAAGAAGTAGTTGGTTTCTTAGAGCAAATGAACTCAGCACAATTCAAAGAAATAGAAAAGTTCTTTGAGACAATGCCTAAGTTATCTCACACTGTTGAACTTACTAATCCAAAAACCAAAAAGAAGAGCACTGTAGTATTGGAGGGTTTGTCGTCTTTTTTCGCGTAGCCATGGTTCACATGGATCTGGAAAATTACTATAAACTCAATTTTGCTTTGATGCAGTACCATAAATATTCATTAACTGAGATTGAAAACCTCATACCTTGGGAACGTGATGTTTATGTCACACTTCTAAAACAACATCTAGAGGAAGAAGAACTCAAACGCAAGCAAAATGCCTAAGACTGCTTCTAAAAAACCAATAACTGCTGATAAACTTGGTTTAGCTGAGTCAATGGTTAGTGCTGGCAAGAAAAGAGCAGCAAAGAAATCAGGGGGAAGAGGAAGACCAAAAAAGTTAAAGACACTTAAAGAAGTAAAAGCAGATATAGACAAAAGAAATCCAACTTATGTGAGTCCTGTCACAGGAGGTCTTTTACCAGGCACAGGACCTAAAAAACCTAAAGATAAGAGAGATGAGGCTATAGAATTTCTCACTGAGAGAGTTACTAATAATGAAATAAAGATTACTAAACTTAAAAATATTATTAAGTTAAGAAGAGAGAATGATAAGCAATCTGATATAATGAACTTTCTTTCAAATGTTCTTGAATCTAGTCTTATTAAGATAGAGGAGAATCTTAATAAAATTCTTGGTAACTTTGATGAGCAAATGGATGCAGATAAAGAAAAACAAGATGAATTAAGAGTTCAATCAGATGAGGATAGTGACAAAGCAAGAGAAGCAAAATTAGAAGGAAAAGCTCCTCAAGAGAAATCTATGTTAGGTAAATCTCTTGACAAGGCAACAGCTCCTGTTAAAGGTGTTTTTGATGGTATTATGAAATTCTTCACAAATGTGCTCTTAGGTAGTGCTGTGATGGGTTTATTAAAAATCCTTGAAAACCCTGAGATAATTATGAAACCTTTGAGAGGTTTCTATAATGGAATAGTAGGTTTTATTAATACTTTATTAAATGGTATAAACACATTTGTTTTATCTCCTATTAATTTCATTCGTGATGGAATGATGGAGGGAATAAAATTTCTTGTTAAACCATTCTTATTGTTAGCTGAAAAATTTGGTGCTGATCTTAACATGGATGCATTTGATGCATTTGAATTACCTAAGTTAGAGATACCTAATATTCCAAAAATGGAAGGACCTCCAACAGCATCAATGCAAGGTGGTGGTGAAGTACCTGGTCAAGGAACAGGAGATACTGTACCTGCAATGTTAGAACCTGGTGAATTTGTAATGAGTAAAGGTGCTGTTGATCAAGTTGGGGTTGGTCAGTTAGCAGAAATGAATGCAGAGGGTGGTGGAACTAACAAACCAATTATAAAAGGAGGAACAACATACGCAAAAGGTGGTGGATCTATAGGAATTAAGGGAAGTGGTAATACTGGTAAGATGGAGATGAAAAATAAAGATGGAAAGAAAGTAGGAAAAACTTATGATGTAGTATCTGGAGCGCCAGGCACAGAGGGTATATCACAAGAGATGAGAAAGGATATGCCAGGTAAAGGATATCCAATGCCAGATGGAACATATAAGGTTCATAGTTTTGACAAGCATGGTCCTCTTGGAGGTGCATTAACTGGATTGGGTGACTGGTCTGCCTATGTTGGGTCTGGTGATGGTAATATTGGAAAGAGATCAGGCATGATGATTCATAGTGACATAGATCCTTATGGCACATTAGGTTGTATTGGTGTTGCTTTGGGTGGTGAACCAGGTACTAAAGCAGAGAAAAATTTCTTAAAATCATGGAACAAGACAAATCCTGAAACAATATCTGTTGATTTTGGTGCACCAAGTGGAGAGGGGAGTTCAGGAGGTGGTCTCAGACCTGCAACATCAGATAATAGTGCAAAAGTATCCTCCTCTAAATCAGGAATGACAACTCCACCAGGTGCACCAGGTTCTGGAGGTGGTGAAGTCATGGCCATGGGTGGAGGATCTGGTGGTTCAGGTGCATTAAGTGCTTCAACTAATGGTGAGGGAACTGAGGGATCTGTAACTACTTTTTCCTCTAGTGATGTTCGTAATGATTCAAATATTATTGTTCAGTCAATCTATAATTTGGTGGGATAAATGGCTATATTTACTACTCTAATAACAGCAACTAAATTATTAGTCAAAAATATGGCTAAGAAAAAGTTGAAAGAAAAAGCAAAGAGTTTTGTCACTGGTGATAAAGATAAGAAGAAAGAAGGTAAAGAAGTTAGAAGGGAAAAAGTTACGAAAATAATGGGAGGTCAAGGTGCAAAATCTTATGGTGCTGATCAAGTTAAACCAGTAGAAACACAAACCCAAACTATTTCACCATCAAAATTCATGGGTGCAAGCACAGGTGATGCACCAAAGGTTGAACCCAAGTCTAGTGGCAGAGTAGATTTCAATAGTTTGAATAAGAGATTAGATAATATAGTAGGCATGACAGATATGATTGTGGTTGCTACAAAAGCAACAGCACAACAGAAAAAAGATGAGTTAAATATATTAGCAGAGAATAGAAAGAAGCAAGAAGCAAAAGCAAGACAAGCAAAATTAAAATCAAAGAAACCTGGTTTAATAGGAAAAGCAGCTCAAGGAATTAAGAAAAAAGCACAAGGTCCTTTAGATGCCATAATGAAATTTGTGGCTAATATTGCCTTTGGTGCATTGGCATTGTTCCTAATAAACAACGCTGAGAAGATTAAAAAAGTATTTCAATTCATAGGTGATAATCTTAACTTTGTTGGAAAGACACTGCGAATTGTTATCTTTGAATTTCAAAATGGTTTTGCAGCAACCAAACAAATTTTTAAATTATTAAAAGTAGATAAAGTATTAGCACCTGTTGGAAATGCTCTTAAGGGAATAGGATCTACAATCTTCAAAGTTTTAAAAGGAGCTGGAGGTATAATATTAAAAATAATTAAAAACTTACCTGGCATAAAACAAATAGGTCAATTATTAAACTTAGGTAAAAATGTTGGTAGTAAATTTGTGAGTGGTGCAAAAAGTGGATTACAATTTGTAAAAACAAAAGGTGCCAAGGCAGTATCTAAATTAAAAAACTTTGTAACTGGAGGTGGTAAGAAAGTAGCAAGTGGTATAATGAAGAAAGGATTAGCAAAAGCACCTGGCAGACTTTTCCTTAAATTGTTTGGTAAGAAAGGAGCAAAGGCAGTAGCTAGTGCTGGTAAAGCATTTAAAACCATAGGTAAAGCAGCTAAAGCAATAAAAATACCAATTCTTGGTCCTATTATTGTTGCAGTTACTTCCATACTGTCTGGTGATCCAATGCAGCAAACCTTGTTCAAAGCAATAGGTGCTGGTCTTGGTGGTGCTATAGGAACATTAGGTGGTCCTTTAGGTATGATAGTAGGTGAGATAGTTGGTGAATTTCTTGGTAATTTCTTATATGAAATGTTCTTAGGAAAAGGAAAAGGACAAAGTGGTAAGTTTCTGAAAGAATCATTCATGAACTTGGTCAGTGGTGTGGGAAAATATGGTAAAATGTTTATAGATTTTGTAGTAAGTCAACTTGGAAAACTTGGTAATTTTATTAAAGAAGGAGTTGGTAGATTTATAAAGAACTTCCCATCTATAGATATTTCTAAATTTAATATTCCTGTTGGTCTTGGAGTCTCTTTCCCAGTTCCTAAAGCATTAGGTTTGTTTTCACAGGTTATACCTGGTGATCCTCTTAAAGAAATGAGAGATGGAGATGGTAAAATTAATAAGATACCTAATTTAGCATTATTAGCTTTCCCCCCTCTTCTATTACCACATCTTAAAGACTCTTTCTTCCCATCCAAAGATGAAAAAGAAGCAAAACCAAAAGATGTAAAATTATCAGAAAAGGAAGGAGAAGAGAAAACTGATGAAACAACAGATGCAGTGATTGCAACCAGTGATAATTCTGAAAAAATTGGAGAATCAAATGATGTATCAGATGGTGGTGGCACAACTGCAAAGTTAGATGAGAAGGATACTTCATCTGTTGCATCTACCACATCTGCTGTTTCTACTCAAGCATCATATGAGGAATCATCAGCAGGCACTGTGATTCTGGGAGACCCAAGTAGATCTGATTTCCCATCAGGTGCTGGTGGTGATGCACAATTCCAAAGAGCAATTTTGTTAGCTGCTGATCAAAAATCTATGTTAAATAGTTATTATAAAACACAAGTGAAAGCAAGTCTTTATAAAGTTTAATGTCACAACAGAACGCCCCAGAAAGAGCAGGTAACATAGAAAAGTTTAGAATATCATCTAACTTTACAGACTATGCTGTTGACCTATCACCAGGTGTGGTTGATTTTCGCTACTATGAAGATGTGTTATCAAATAACATAACTGCAACTGCCACTTGTATAGAGACAGGATATCAAGAGGATGGTTCAAGTGGAGCAGCACCAGCTCAGAGCACAGTTGATGGTCTACCTATCAGAGGTGGAGAGAGAACTGATTTTGTACTTGAAGATGGTTATGGAAATAAACTTGAATTAGAAGAAGGTATATATGTAAACAGACTCAGAGATGTTGATGCAGGTACTCAACAAGATTTATACTTTATTGATTTTGCAAGTAGAGAATTTTTTGCTAATGAACAGACTAGAGTTGTAAAAAGATATGAGGGAAATATAGGGGACAATGTAGAAAAAATTTTAAAGGATGTTTTAAAAGTTACAACAGATATTCAAGTTGATAAAACTGCAGTTCCTTACAATTTTATAGGAAATGATAGAAAACCTTTTTATATTTGTACTTGGTTAGCATCTAAATCAATACCAGAAATTTCAACAGAGGATGGAAAGTCAGGCATAAAAGCATCAGCTGGATATCTATTTTTTCAAACACGTGATGGGTATCATTTTAGATCTATAGATAAAATATTTCAACAAAAAATAAAGAAGAAATTTATTTTTACAAATACCACTAATATGCCAGAGGGTTATGATGCAAAAATTTTAAAGTATGATATTAATAGTGATATAGATTTAGGAAAAAATCTAATGATGGGTATGTATAATAATAGATCAATATTTTTTAATCCATTGTCATTTAGTTATGAAGTGCGTAGTTTTCCTGAACCTGAGGTTCCTCCAGTAGAGGGTCAAATTGTTGATGATGGAGAGGATGTCACTACAATGAGAGGATATCTAGATAAAATTGAAAAAGCAGCAGAAAAATCTGTGGTAGAATTAATACGAAAAGAGTTTAGTCAATCACCGTCTAGGCTTATGAGTCATGTTTTAGATACTGGTGTAATGCCAAGTGGTGTCACATCACAAGAACAATTAGATGAATGGAAGAGTAATAAATCAAAACCCAACTATGATGCTAAAGATACTTTAGTGCAGAGCATCATGAGATATAATCAATTATTCACAGTGAAAACTGAAATTACAATAGCTGGTGATTTTAGTATTAAAGCTGGTGATGTAATTCAATGTGATTTTTCTGAACTCAAAGGAACTGAGCAAGGTGATTCAGTAAATACTGAGAGTAAAGGAACATATATGGTGGCAAGTGTCTGTCATAAAATAACACCTAGAGAGGTATTTTCTAGTCTTTCATTAGTGAGAGATTCATTTGGAGGAAACAAATAATGTTAGATCAAGGAATGTTCCATAAACACTTTATGGGAAGAGATGGTTTTGTTTGGTGGATAGGACAGATTGCTGATGAAAACACATGGAAAGCTAATATATCTGGTTTTCCAGTAGCAAATAATTCAGAGTTACCTGGTTTTGGTGAGAGATATAAAGTGCGCATTATGGGGTATCATACTGCAGCACCATCACAACTTAAAGATGATGACTTACCATGGGCAACAGTCATGTATCCTGTTACTGCTGGTGGTGGAGGTAGAGGGTCATCTCAAAATGCTAATTTAACACAAGGATGTTTTGTATTTGGATTCTTTTTAGATGGAGAACATGCTCAACAACCTGTAATTATGGGTTGCATGGGATATAATGATTATCAGGCAGTGATGAAAAATGTTCCTGATGCTAAGTTTTTACCATTTAGTGGATATACACCTAAAGATAAAATAGCCACTACTGGTATTAAAGATAATGATTCTACAGAAGAGAGAATAAACCAAGCTCAGAAAGATGGAACAGATGCTGATAAGTTTACAGAGAGTTCTACTAGTAATACTAGTAAAAGTGACATGTCATCAGATGAATCAAAGAAAGATGGGCAAAGACAAGAAGCATTATCTGTGAGATCTGATTGTAGACCTGTTCCTACAGTGAAGATAAAAACACAAATTAAAAATATGTTGAGTGATGTTAAAGCAATAGAGAAAGCAAAAAAACAATACAGATTTAAAGTCACAATAAACATAGCAGATCTTGATAAAAAGAAGGAGGCAATAATTAAAAATACGGCAAAAGTTGTTGCTGGTGAACTTAAATGGACTACAGCACAAGTTCAGAAATCAACTCTTGAAAATATAAACACAAAATTAAAAGAGAAACATATTAATGTTTTTCCTAATGAGAGATTAAAATTAAAAGAAGAAACAGAAAAATTAAATGATAATTTATCCTGTGCATTTCGTAATATTATGGATGGACTAGAGACAGTTGCTTTGGGTTTGTTAGAAGACATGGCAAAGAAGGCTATCACTGCACCACCATGTATGGCTGATAATATGGTAGGTGCTACAATAGGTCAAGTTGCTAATTCAGTTCAGAAAACTTTAGATGATGCACTTGGAGGATTAGATGGACTTCTTAATTTCCCAAACCCCATAGAGGATATAGCAGGTGGAGGAGGAATGGAAACTCTTAATATTATAGAGGATATTGTTTCTCTGTTAGATTGTGATGAGAAACCTAATTGTCCAGAAGTAACTGAGTTAAGTTTATGGGATGGTGGAACTGTTACTCCTAGTTTAGGTATTGGTAATCTTTCTAAAATTGCCAAAGGATTTTCTGATCAATTTAATAGTTTAAAAATGTTAGAGTTTACTCCTCCAGATATTCCATTTGGTGATTTATTTGGTGCTGGTGGATGTAATAGTGGTCCTGTTGCCTGTGGTCCTCCAACAGTTAAGTTTTTTGGTGGAGAGGGATCAGGTGCTGCTGGTAATTTAATAGTATCAGCATTAGGTGAGATTATGAGTATTGATATGGTAGAGTTTGGAATTAACTATGATGAGGATGCAAATGCTGTTGTCATAGACACATGTGGAAAAGGGCAAGGTGCTGTGATCAAACCTGTCATAGGAACATATACAGATCCTGATGGTAATGAACAAACAGGAGTTACTAATATTAATGTCATTGAATCAGGAACAGGATATCTTGGGGCACCAGATGGAAGCACAGGTGGAGATGGTGAAGTATGGGCAAATCCTGATGATACATCTATCACACACTCTGATGGTGCATGGGAAATACCAACACCACCTGGCAATATAGTGACAGTTGTTGCAGGTGATACTGTATTATTACCACCAGGTACATTAGTTGTAACTGAACCTTTATCTCCTACTGATATACAAGAAATTATAGTAAATCAAGGCATACCAAATCTAAGTGATGCTAATATAGTGGATGGCACAAATCTTGATGGAATATTTGGTTCTGATGTGGATGTAGAGGCAACTAAAAAATTAGTAAATGATGCACAAAAAGAAAAAGAAAAATTTGGAGTTGGTGGTGGTGAAGAGATAAAGGGTGGAAAACCATATGTAATGACATCACCAGGTAGATTTACAACTCCAACTTTACCAGTGAGTCAAAGTAGAGGACAATATCCTATCTCAAATGATGGTGCATATCCTGCAATTACATATCTCTGTGAAATTATTATTCAGTCAGCAGGTGTTGGATACAGTGAAAATGATGAGATTATTATTGAACCAAATGCAGGTGCTAGAGCTGCTGTGAAGTATGATGAACTTGGAGCAGTAGAGTCAATTAAAGTTACTGCTGGTGGAGAGGGATTCACACAAATGCCAGATGTCTATATTAAATCTGAAACAGGATTCAATGCAGAACTAAAACCTGTATTCTGTATTGAAAGGATTGCCAAAGATGAAGTTAAGGAGTATGTTGAAGGACAAACAACTAGACAACTAATTACTGTTATTGATTGTGTAGGTAAGATTGACAGAAATCAATTTGTTGGTTATGTTAATGGTGAACCTTATTATGGACCTTTCCACTTCCATCCTAAGAAAGGAGTGAAGATGGTAGGAGCTAGACATGTTCCAGAACCACATGATGTCATCACTGACAGACCTAATACGCCAACAAAGCGTGCCTACATAAATGAGGAGGATCCAAATTAAATGGGACAAAGAAAGAATTATCATACAGTAAGATATGGCACCAGAGATGGTGAACTTCAGTTTGGTCATATTCATCAAGATAATAATGAAGCAGCTGTGATGTTGAGAAGTGGTCATGAATCTCTTCATTATATACAGATGGATCATACTGGTGATGAAGTTCGCAAACATAGCACCATTTGTAGATCACCAGGTTCATTTCAAGTCAAAGCAGGTGATAATGCAAAGGTAACAAAAAATAATAGGAAGAATGATGCTGGCATTTATATGGATTCTGTTAGTGGTGATATCATATTGAGAGCAGCAAAAGGTAAGATTAGAATAGAAGCACAAGATATAGAGATGATTGCCACAGGGTACAATGGTAGAACTGGTTACATATCACTTGACAGTAATGAGAAACTTATACTAAAATCAAAGAGTGTAGATATAAGAGCTACTGAAACAGCAAAGTTCTTTTCTGAAAATAAATTAGATGTGGTTGGAAATGCAATT